TGTCCTGTGCGAATTCTTTGATTTCTTCTGCTAGTGCCTCGGAAATAAATGTGTCCATTGCTTCAACTATTTGTCCTTTATCGTGTTCAAATCGTTGAGCGAACTCTTCCCTTAACTCTGCTGTGATGTCATCACGTGCTTCGCTTAGTTGAGCATTCCACGCCGATTGAATCTCGCCTCTTGCCTCTTCAGACAATGTGCTTGATTCTAATAGGTCATTAAATGTTGTCGCCATATGCTCTCTCCTATTTCAGATTAAGTTCACGAATAAAATTTAATATTTCTCGTGATAAATGTTTTTGTGCGCCTTTATCGTGTGTTACTGCTTCGGCGATATCGTGTATTACTCCACCACCTTGCATATTAAATAAACTTTCTCTTATTGCCTTAGGGTAGGCATCAGGGGCACTTGGTTGTGCTACGATGTCTACGGTAACTATATCAAAGTCAGACACACGTCCCGACTCGTTTACATTACCGCTACCCCTACTAGATACTCCTAACTTAGCACCACTCGTAAGTAGTGTTTTAGCAATATTACCCATAGGCGTATCTAAGAGTTTTAATTTACCATAGCCGTTTGCGTCTTGCATTTCCATATTTGTAATCATATGACTACATCTGTCTAAATTTATTTGTAACTCTTCTGGATGATCTAACTCTCCCAAAACAGTTTCGCCTTCATCTAAACGGTCTTGAATGCTTTTTACGGCTCTTGCAATCTCATTGGTAGGGTAAACCCTACCATTTTGATTTTTTACGTCTCCTTGAATAAAAAGACCACTCATAACTAAATCTTTACCGTCTGCACTACTTTCCACTAACAAGTTAGCCTTATCGTGTGAGTAATATTCGTATAATTTTCTAGTCATTGTATTCTACCTTTTTATTATAAAGTCTTATCCACTGATAGGACTTTTTCCACCGTCACTTTCGTCACCTTTAGGTGCTGGTGCGGCTTTTGGTTCTTCTCCAATGTTATCACTTGGTGTATGGTCTTTGGCACTTTCGCCTTTAACACTTTCTTCGCCACCGTGTGATACGTTGTCTTTTGCTGATGCGCCTGCATCAAATGTTTGTTTTGGCTTAGAACTCAAAGGACTTTTACCGCCACTTTGTGCTTCTTTGCTCTTAACCAATGAAGCCTTATCGTCTTGAAGTTTAGTTGCTTCTTCAATCGCTTCGTCTTCACTTTCTTCAGATTCGAAACCTAGTTCTGCTTCTAATTCATCTTCTGAATCTTCAACTTCTTCTTCCGCTTCGTCATCATCTGACATAAGTTTTTCAAACTCTGCTCTTAAATCATCTAGTTGGTCTTCAATATCGTCGACTCTGTCTTCAATTTCTTCTTCGCCTTCTTCGTCTGACTCTTCGCCATCCATTTCAGGTTCCATATCCATTTCCATATCATCGCCTTCGACTTCTTCGATACTTGATTCTTCTTGGTCAATCTCTTGTTCGATTTCGTCAAGTAAGTCTTCGCTTTCCGCTCCACCTACTGTTTCTTCTACAGCCTCTTCTTCAGATTCTTCAGCCTCTTCAACTGCCTCTTCTTCAGATTCTTCTGCTTCTTCTACTGTTTCTTCTTCTACAGCCTCTTCTTCATCTAATAGACTTTCATAAACATCGCGAGCCTTTTCCACCATAAAATCGTGAATTAAGTCTTTTGCTTTGTCCTGTTCGTCGGCAAGAAGATGCTCTAAAACTTGTTCTAGTTTTGTTTTATCTGACATCGTAGCCTCTCCATTTGTTAATATTCTGGTGCTAGGCAAGTATGACACAAATCATACTGATTCACTAGCATCTAATAGTATTTAATGTTCTATACTGTTTTTATAGTTAAATAGTGTGTTTTTGAACTATTTTAGGTGTTTTTTCGTAGAAAAGGGTTTTTCTAACGAAATTCTGTTAAATTAGACCGCCGCCCATTCCGCCTGCGTTGGGGTCTTGTTTCTTGTAAATCTTTTGAACAAACTCTTTACGAGATTCCGTTTCACTCTTTTTGTAAAGTTTAATCCTTTTCAATTTGTTCAAATTCTCTAAACTTAACTTAGGCTTTCTAGTGTCGTCTAAGTCATACTTATTTATCGAATCTGCGTCTGGATTGTAAAACTCGTTTAATCTCATTTATATTCCTGGTTCTGTTCCTGGTTCAGTAGTATTTATGTCTCCGCCCGGTGCTAATGGATCTATAGGTGCGCCTTCGTCCGGTGCTAAATCTGGTCCTAATTCAGGAGTTAAGCCGCTAGTTGTCTGCGGTGTTACTCCTACTTGTCTTAAATTATCTCCGTCTGGAGCAATATAATCTTCACCGTTTTCTTCTCTCCAATGCTTTTCATTCTCTAGTATTTCTTTTTCACTTAAACCCAAATACTTCTTGAGTTTGAATTGTGTACTTAGGTATGGTATGCCTTCTAACTGTCCAAACACCTGTGCCCTTGCAGTATCTATTTCTAAATCCCTGTAACTGGCAAAGTTTTGAGCATCAGCAAATCCAATACTAAACAATCCTGCATCAATTTCAAAGCCACTGTGCTTTAAATATCTTTTGAACTCTCTGTCAATTTCTCTTATAATAGTGTTCTGTAATCGTTGACAGTATTTTGTAAATCTATATTCTTGTATATATGCTACACCTACTTTACCATCGTTGTATGTGCCTGTTCCATCATCTGGTCCTGTTGGCAAATAACTTGTTGGTATTCTTAAACCTCTTAACAGTTTGTTGTTGAAGTATTTTAAGTCGTCAATCTCACCTAAGTTGTCTCCACCTGGTAGTGTGTCTACTTTACTACCTCTACCTTCTGCTGTTGTGGCAAAGAAATAATCTTCCAACATACTCATTGGATTGTAACTGCTGTCTACTACGTTGCCGCCTTGACTGTTTTTGCTTGGTATACGTTTTTGTTGCACTTCGTATCTTACTTTTTCCAAATACTGCTGTGCTTTGTGAGGAGGCATATTACCTACGTCAATAAAGAACACACGTCTTTCTGGTGCTCTATGTACTCTGTAAATAATAATACTGTCTTCTAATAATTCTTTCTGCTTAAACACTTTGAACACAGGATCTAATATACTGCTACCAAAGGGCCAAGTAGGTTCCATACCTTCTGCTAAACTTAGGTGTACAACGTGTTCTGCTGGAATAGGCATACTGGTACTTGATGAACCGTGGTCTGTGCCTTGTATATATCCTGCTGTTGAAGTAGGGTTTGAATAGTCTGTTAATATAGCACCACTTCCATATGGTCTGTTATGACTTGGTGCATAGTTAGTTGCGGCTAAGTCTTTCAAATGGAAGTCTACGTTTTTAATAAAGTAGGCATCGATCTTTTTCCCTTTGCTTTCGTTTACAACGACTTTCTCTACATTGGCAGGGTCCACCCAATACAATTTAAATGTCTCTGGGTCTCTTATGAAAACTTGGTCACCGTACTTTACAGTACCTCTGAACATTCCAAATGTTCTTCTGTTGAGTTGATTTAGTCTACACCATTGTTCTAACTTTTCTGTGATAATTTTTACTTCGCTGTCACTGGGATCATCATTATAATGTATCTCATATGGCGTTTTGCTTTTTTCACTTACCTGTGTGCTAAATTCTGATATGGTATCTAATGCCGCATTTACTTCCAAATCTCTATCCATTTGGTCATATTGCATATATCTCATTAACCTATCAGGCGAACCTTGATAAACTTCAGGCAACCAACTGCTATATCTACTAGTTGCTGATGCACCGTAAGTATCTCCTCCCTGTGTGGGATTAGTTCCATATGGCAATCCTGCGTTATCGACTGGTGTAAAGTATTTCTTCCAACTCATATATTTCTCTTATAGTGTTTATATTACTATATTTATCAATTGATGTCAATCGAAACGATTGTTGTGGCTGGAGTGTTATTACATATTGGATATATGTTGATAAATTTTTCTTAGGAATGTTGCTTGTTCTTGTTGTAATATAGAGTTTTTCAGTTCAGTATCAGAATTGTCTGTGCTAGCCGCATTTTTGATTGCTTGTTGCATTTTGTATTCTTCTGAGCCTTCTTTGTACTCAGCATCCATATCAATACCTAGTTGTTTAGCACTATTCTGCATCATTGCTTCTTGGCGTTCTTTAACAGCCTTTATATCTTTTTCGATTCTCTTTCTGGCTTTTTTGTTTGTAGCACTTGATAAGTCATCTTGCAGTATGCTTAACTGTGTGTCAAGGTATGTGTCTTCTGCTTGTAAACTTTGCATCAATATGTTTGAGAATGCTTCACTGGTTTTTGCAACGGCATCGTCCGCTGATGCTCCAAATGGTACTAAGAAATCATCTGTGAGTATTTGTTTATATTGATTTATATTATTTGGGTCTGAACGCAACTTATCAATTTCTCCAGCACTCCACGTAAATCCATCACCTATAGCATCACCTATCATTTGTCCTGCCGCCATAGTTAAAAATCCTACAGGTCCTAATAGAAATCCTAAGGCTCCTATTCCCATACCTATACCGCCGCTTATACCTTCGGCTCTTCGTGCATAAGTTTCTATAATATCTCTTCCGGATTGTTCTTGTCCATTTTTTAAACCTGCCTTTAGATCTCCTGCTACATTTATTCCTGAGAATAATGCACTGAGAGGACCTGCCACTCTTCCAGCACCAGTTAAGACTTTACCGGTTTTTGTATTTGACATAAAGTTTAATGCACTTGTTCCTGTAGTAGTTCTTGCTAATGCTTGTTGGCCTTTGTTTAAATTTTTGTATGCGTTTCCACGTTGGTCCAATCTACCAGCATTGGTAACTCTGCCTCCTGCTGTAGGAGTTCTAGTAACTGAATTTGCTATAAATCTGCTACCTCTAACAATTGGTCCTACTAATGGGCCTAGCACCATCATACCTAATGCCGCTAATATATACTCCATTTTGTCTACTATGCTACTGAGTACATTGGCAAAACTTGCCAACGATGATCCTAATGCGTCGAACAGACCTGGAACATCTTTTGCGGCGTCAATATGTTTCTTTTGCGACTCTATGTTCTTTCCGTGAACTTTCATTTCTTCTGTGATACGATTTCGTTCATCTTGAGTTAAACTGTCATCATCTCTTAGCCTGGCTTTTCTGGCGTCTAATTCTCTAGTTGAAACTGCTATACTTTCCTGCGCCATTTTGGCTCTATCTGCTAAATCATTTTGTTCTTTGCTTCTAAATGCTCTAACAAAATTTTCAACGTGTTCAGACATCCTTATGGCCATCTTACCAAATTTATCTCCGAAATTAGTCGCCGCCAATGTTATTTTATCAGAATTTACAGTGAGTTTGTGGCTGAAACCATCTATTGTTGCAGATCCTGGAATTATTGTGTTCATCAAATTCATTAATGCTGTATTCATTCCTTGTACAGCATTTTTATTACTGAATAGTGTTATAAGGAAATTCCCAAACATTGCCCTCACAGAATCTATACCCCTTCTTAACACACTGAAATTTTTCACTTGGTCTTTGGTAAGTTTTTCTGCTGTAATTCCAAACATAGTAATACTTGTTTGTGCTCTTTCAAAATTGTTTGTGAACTGTATTAATTGTGCGGCTGATTCATCGCCTGCCCTAGCAAGAATGAATAAACGTTGCCTAGTTGCTTCACTTTGATTTCCTAGCAACTTATTCATACGTTCTTGCATTTCTGCTTCGTTTAATTCACCTGTGAGCATAGCCATTCGCAAATTTTGAAACTCTTTGTTCATTCCTGGCAATGCTCTCACAATACCGACTGCGGCATCACTAAAGCCTAATGCTCCTTTACCTGCGGCATCTATAAATGCTGAAGCAATTTGACTGCCTGCTTCTCCGCCCATTTTAATCATTTCATCTGCAAACTTGGTCATTGTGTCTAATTGTATTTGTCTGGCTTCTTTACTGCCTTTTGCAAGTCCTATTAATGCATCACCTGAATTTATTGCGGCGTGCCTTAATGCAATAAACTCATTTACACTTTGACCTAACACTTGTGAGTATTTGATGGCTCTGTCTGCTGATTCTAACATTGACGATTTAAAGGACTTAGTCCCAACGTCTATCGCACCAATTTGATTTATTCTAAATTCTGTTTCTCTACCTACTAGTTCGGCGGCTTCAGCGATAGTATATCCAAACTCTATAAGAGGACTGTTTACATCTGTAACTGCTTGTGTTAACCCACCGAATCTTTCAGCACCTAGAACTGTTACTCCGGAGAAGGTGTTAAAGATTCCTGCAAGTTCATCAAAACCTATACCCATACTTGTTGCTTCTGAAGAAAGTCTGTTTGCAAAACTGTTTACATTCAATGCAAAACCTGTGCCTGCTTGTATGCTGGCTTCCATAGTACCGACATATTTCATCATTGCGTCACCGGCATAAGTTGCCGCTGTTCTCAACAACACAAAACCTGCTGTGCCTAATGCAGAACTTAATGCACCAAAACTTCTACCCAAACTCACTGCGGCTTTTCGATTGAACATCGATTGGCCTCTTTCGAGTTTAAGGTTATCTACTAATCCTTTACGTTCTTTGTTTTCTTTTCGTAAGTTGTTTGCAAAATCATTTGCTGTACGTTTGATATCATCAAACGAGCCTTTGCCTCCTCCTGCATTTTTTACTCGATTAGTTGATGTCGACCCTACAGAGCCTCCGCCCATTTTGTTTAGTAGGTTGACTAAATCTTTGGCTGTTTTTTCCGTGATGAAATCAGGTATACCGTCTACCTTAAATTGACTGTTATTTCCTCCAATTTCTGTTAATGTTATTGCCATTAATCACGAATCCAATTAAAACTAGTTTTTACGAAGATAAATACTTTCCTAGTTAAGTTATAACTATTTATCAAAACTAATTTGGAGCAGAAATGAGCGACACTAACACACAAAACAATGCAGTAAACCCACTGAAAGGGTTCTTTAGAAATCCAGCATTATATATTTCACTACCCAGTAGTGGAGCATTTTACGAGCCAGGAGACATAAAATTCGACAGAGGAGAAGAATTAGCAGTCTATCCTATGACAGCACAAGACGAAATGATTACAAGAAGTCCTGATGCACTACTAAATGGAGATGCTGTTTACAAAGTTATTGCAAGTTGCGTACCTGGAATTATATATCCAACAAAACTAACAGCCAAAGATGCTCAATCATTAATGATTGGTATTAGATGTGCTACATATGGCGATGACCAAGAAATAAATCAAACGTGCCCAGAATGTAGAGCAGAAAGCAAATACAATATGAACTTGCGTGATGTTATTGCAAACATTGAGCCTTTTTCAGACAATCATCTAGTTAAAACAGACAATGGTTTAGAAATTGTGTTGACACCAGTCAGTTACGATTCCACATTGGCTACTAACAGATACACATTTGAAAATGCTTCTATTTTAGCCAGTATGGCAAATGTTGCCGACGAAGATGGTGTTACACAAACAGAAAGAATGGAAACATTCAGAAATGCTTTCACCAAGATGGCAAATTTGAACTTACAGATTATGTTAGACAGTATAAGGTCTATAACTATTAAGAATGCTTCAGAAGAAACACAAGACACAGTTGTTACTGACAGAGAACATATTACTGAATTTTTAAACAACTGTGATGCTAAAACCAGTCAACAGATTGAACAAGCAATAGCAGATTACAATAGCACAATTTCAACTGAAACACTATCTGCTACTTGTGGAGAATGTGGTCACGATTATGAAACACCATTGGAGTTTGATCCAGTAAGTTTTTTCACAGGGTCCTAAGTACTGAAGATCCTGAACTGATTCAGGAGCACTTAGGACGTATTAAAAAAGAATCAGACGATATTGTTAGATCCCTAACACTTATAGTAATGAATTACGAAGGTGGTATAAGTTATTCCGAAGTATGGGAAATGTCTCATTATCAAAGAGAAATGGCAATACAAGAACTAGTTAGAAAGAGCGATGCCATCAAAGCATCACAAGGCGTTTCGACTCAGAAACAATTATAAACAACTAAAAAACAATTAAACACTTTATAGACACTTCGTGTCTTTTAAAACTACATTCAATCGTTTCGTTTCACTTCACTCTTTCATTTGTTTTAAATGTTTTTAATTAACATTGGCTTATCTCGAAAGTGGAGTCATAATTCACCCTTGCGGGTGAAAAATAAATCTCATCTCGATGAGCCTCGTCATCTCTAACTCAGGTGCTATAAAGAGGTGGTGGGCCTTGTCCCCTCATACACTACTGTCACGAATCCCACGGAAACCAATATAACCTTGTAGAGTTTGGTTATACTGACTGCAGGTTGCTTTTTCTCAGAGCCTGATCCTTTAATACTGTTTGTCGTTTGTCTGTATTTCATTTGCCGCCATACATACTAGAATCTCGCACCGGGTGTTTCCATTGCCGGATTGTCAAAGTAATCGATATTATCAGCCTCGATGGGGTGGTGTATGGACCTATGTTTGCCTTGTGTAGCCTTGTGTGTTTGACTTGGTGTCTGTGTGTGCCGTAATGTTTGTTGTTGCAAAAATAGTTATCTATCTTTCAGTGCTTCTTTTAGTATTTGTGAACCTCCGACTCTTACATTGATAATTCCGTTGTAATAATCGTCACTCAATAATACTTTGTGTTTGAATTGTAGTTCCGCTTCAACGTAACTTGCTACTCCTCTGCTAGGACAATACTCTAATATCTCTCTAGTAAATTGGTCTTCGCCTAGTTCTAATACGTCATCGTTCAAGTGGTCACTACTTCCCCAATAAGTACGCCAGTCACTTTCTTTAGTGCCACGCCTTTTATTCTTTCTGCCTTTTAATGGGGGTTTTGTTGTTTTGAATTTGGCAAGTTTCTTACCAATGTACTTCATACCGTTTTGATTGTTTGTGATTAAGTAAACAAATGCTTCACAATCTTCCGGAAGTATGTCTACTACTTTGCCTTTATGTAACCAATCGCTCATTAGTTTACATACTCCGTATCCGTATTGTAACTAGTGAAGCCTCCTTCCTTGATTACCGTTAGTACGTTGTTTACTCTTCCTTGTAGTTCTTCCCTATGACTGATTAAGTAAATGTTTTTGTTCTGCTCTCTGCTCATCTTTTTAAGTATGCTAAGAGCATTTTCTACACCTACACCGTCTAAGCCACTGTCTATGAGTTCGTCTATGCAAAGGAAGTTCATTGGCTGATTAAGACTCTCATATATGTCTCTAAATGCCCAACTAAGGCTTAAAATGAGTCTATTTCGCTCTCCTCTGCTAAGGTTATCAAAGTCTAAGTCACGTCCGAACTCTGTAATTTCTACACTTAAATCACTCTTAAATTTAACATCGTGTGGTAAACCTATGCGTTCTAGGTAGTTTGCAAGTCTATGATTCAGGAACATTAAGTTTTGGTCAATTATACGTCTTCTAATAAAACTATCTTTGGAAGTCAATAGTTTATATAAGAAATCTTGATGTTCTCTTAACTCATTTAACTCGTTCACAGTTTCCCAACTTATAGGTTGTAGTCCTGTTTCTTGTAATGTTTTAATTTGCTCTATGTAAGGGTTTTCTAATGCCACAGCATCTTTAAGTTGCTGAGCAATATTGTTTAAATTGTTTTGGTGTGCTATTGCTTCTTCTTTTGTACGATAAAACACTTCTGGTTCTTCTGAAATATCACCTACGTCTTCTATGTCTTTTGTGATAGTTTCTATATTTTCATCTAGTTCTTTGAAATGTTCTTGCTCTGTTGCTAGTTTGCTTTCTAAATCTTTAGTGTATTCCTCGTGAGTATCTAAATGTGCTGTGCTTTGTTCACAAGCAGGGCAAACACCTTCTTTTGCTTTTTCAATGTTCACCTTTAATTCTTGTATTCTATTATCGGATCTTTTAAGACTAGATACACTTGCATCTAAATCTTTTTTCAGTTGCTTTTTGAGGTTAGACTTCTCGTTTATTTCGGAGAGTATTGTATGCGACTCTAGTTCAGTGTCGATATCTATCTCTTGTAGTGTTGCAATAGCAGTTTCGAAGTTAGCAATTTTATCATTGCTGTTCTTTTGCCACGCCTTACTGCGACTTTCGATATCTTTAATACTTTTTTCAACTCTGCTGTTGCTATCCTTAACAGCATTTATTCTAATCTCTTCTTCTTTAATAGTGTCTCTGGTATCTTTTAATCTGACCTTGAGTATTTCTGCTTTTTCACTTAGTTCTGTTATGCCCAACAGTTGCTCAATCATTGCACGTTGGTCATTTGCCTTCATACCTAAGAAAGGTTCTGTGTAAGTGTTAAGTGCAACAATGTGTTTGAACATATTATGACTAAAGCCAATTAATTTTTCTATGTCCTTTTGTGTTTCTCTGCTGTCGCCTTGTTGTTCTTGGTCTTCTTTCTCTTCACCGTTTACATAAAACTTTAAAAAGTTAGGACGTCTTGCTCTTTCTATTTTGTATTCAATGCCATTCTTTTCAAACTCAACACTGACAACCATATTCTTGCCATTTGTTTTGTTTATAAGATTGTCTCGTCTAATGTTTGTTAATGCTTCTCCGTAAAGAGCATAACTGAGAGCATTGATGATGGTAGTTTTACCAGTACCATTTCTGCTACCGTCTCCGCCTAGGTCTAAATTGTTACCTAAAACTAATGTAAGTGTTTCACTGTCAAACTTTACTCCCTGTGTGTTGTTACCAACACTCATAAAATTCTTCACAGTTAATGATTTAATCTTTAACATATTAAATTTCTATATCGTTGTAAATATCTATCAACGTTTGGGTTTGAATTGTATTGCTTTCCACAGTTTCTAATTGCTGTAACACAATTTGATTGACTGTTTCAAAATGAATATCCTCTTCTACATATTCTTCTGCTTCTTCTTTTGCTGGTATAAGGCTAAGTTCCCTTACTCCAAACTCATTACTAAATGCTTCTTTGATAAATGTTGCTTCTTCATAACTGATAGGCACATCTATTTTTACTCTTGCATAAGTGTTTTCGTTTAACAACGAGTCCTTTTCATCTAGCAGTTGTTTAAGTCCACAACTTACATATCGAGGACAATCGGGCCAGTTTACAAACACAGGCTCTTCGTCCCATTCTAAAAACATTGCTCCACGTTCGTTATCAAACACGTCTGCATAGTTGTGTGGGAAGGCATTGCCTATGTAATGTATATTGTTTTTGTATTGACGTTTGTGGAAATGTCCACTAAACACATACTCGGGTCCTTCCAAATGTTCTGCTTTGATTCCACCGTGGTCTGGCATCTCTACCATTGCATTCATTTTAAAGTATGGAAGTTCAAAGTGACCAAACATATACTTGACTTGCATCTTTGCAACTTTCTTATGTTCGTCACCAACTAGCCAAGGAATAATAGCACAGTCTCCTTGTTCCATTATCTCATCTACCATAACAAAGTTCGGTAAGTCTCTAGCAAACTCCATACTGTTGAGTTCACGTTTGTCTCTGTAAAATAAATCGTGGTTACCTGTTATAAAGTATACAGTTTCAAATGCGTCATTCAGTTTCTTTAAGTCTTTCCAACTTGCATTTAATGTTGCTACGTTTACACTTGCTCTTTGATGATGCCAATCACCTAGGAACAAACAGGTCTCTGCATTTCTGGCGTGAGCCTCTGCTATAAACCAGTCTATAAATTTGTTACAGTCTTTAAGATGTACACCGCTATTAGACTTCAAGCCGTAGTGTATATCTGTGAATACTGCGGCGTGTTTAAATAGATTCATCTAAATTGGTATTTTCCTGCTTTGCTAATTCTCTTTGTGCTTTAACTTCTTCTTCGTGTTTGATTTGTCTTGTGAAACTTGGCAATTGCCCTGCTTCAATAAGTAAATCATCTCTTATGTTCTGATTACGTTTCTCAATGTTTAAAACTCTAGTAAAACTATTAGTAATTGCGGCAGTATAATAAGCAAACGGATTGTCTGACTTTGCTTCATTAAACTGTAAACCAATTTGTGCTAATTGCACTAATGCCTGTCCTCTCATTTCGTCGACGTAAGTGTATCCTCTCCAGTTTGCTCTTTGACTGTATCGTTCTACTAACTTCAAAAACATATGTCCCAACTTGGGAGTAATAGTTCCTTTTGTTAAATCAAACTTACCACTCTTAGGTCCACCACTCCAATGACTTCTAGCAACTTCAATAAGTTCGTCATCTTTGTAAGCATAATGTTTAAAAGGTAAAAAGTTTAGTTTAGCCTTTGTTTCTGCAATGTTTTTAGGATTATTTTTCCTACCTGGCTCATCAGGTATATGGTCAAAATCCATAACTCTAAAAGTTAATTCTTCTAAAGCAAAACTATCTGGATCAACAATAAATTCCTTTTGTCTAGGTTTCTTATTTGCTGGACCATCATATTCTGCTACAGCAGATTTATAGTTTACTTCTTTTAGTTTTTGTGCTTTATTGATTCTTGCAGTTTCGATTGCTTGATTGTCAATCTCATCTGTGTGATTCACAATAATATCAAAATCATAGTGGTTTTGTGATTTAACCCAACAAAACGACATTTTGCTTTTGTGAATCTCTAATAAGATATCTTTATTATTAAGATAATTTGTTTTAGCCATTTGTTCTCCAAATATATTTTTAAACAATTATAATACACTTTTACGGCATTGTCAAGTATTACTTATGCTTTTCTTTATATTAAAACGTGTTTTATTGATAACGATAAATACTGTTTATTAGGAGAACTTGATGGAAGGCGGAAATAAACCAGACCAACAAACAGTTATAACAAACCAAGTAGGCAGTAGACGTCTAAGTCCCACAGATTGGCGAGCAAAAATAGGCCCGTACAAGAAAGCAGACTTTGACCAAATATTTGGTCCTAACTTGAAGAACAAAGAAATGAGGCAAGTGTTAGGCACAGGCGAAGGCGAAGATGGCACCGGTGATAGGCAAGACACAATTTTACAACCACTCAAAGACATAGGCGGTATTATATATCCTTACACGCCTACTATACT